GGGACGGATCCCCCACGTGACCGCGATCACACATATCGGCCAATTGAAGCCGGACCAGCGGAACGCCCGCTGGCACCACCACTGCAACTATCGCCAATTCAAGTACACCAAACTGATACGCAAACCGGACGCGATCATTCCCGAGGGCGTGAACGAATACGGGATGCGACTAGTACAGGTGGCCCGCTGATGGCAGGGAGACGACCGCTACCGACCAACGTCCTGAAAATGCGCGGCAATCCTGGCCGTCGCCCGCTGAACGAAAACGAACCGCAGCCGCGCAAGGGGAAACCTATCTGCCCGTCGCACCTGGACGATGAGGCCAAGCGCGAATGGAAACGTATCTGTAACACGCTCCTGGACATGGGACTCCTAACGACGGCAGACCGTCCGGCGCTGGCTGCCTACTGCGTGGCGTGGTCACGTTGGGTCGCGGCTGAGGACATGGTACGCACAACCGGGCTGATTCTGAAAGCTCCGCAGTCGGGATCGTTGATGCACAACCCGTACCTGACGATTGCGAACACGGCTATGGAACAGATGCGCCGAATGATGGTCGAGTTCGGGTTGACACCGGCGGCGCGTTCGAAGGTACAAACGAACCAGACCAGCCAGACCGACGCGTTTGAGTCGTGGGAGCGGGGTGTCGTATGACCGTTGCCACCCGCACAACCACGGACGTACTCGCCATAATGGACGCCTACGCCGACGACGCATTGTCGGGCCGGCTGGTTGCGGGGCGACTGGTCAAACTCGCGTGCGAGAGACACCAGCGGGACCAATCGCTGGGCAGTCTACGCGGCCTGTATTTCGATGACTCGCGCGCCGCCCATGCAGTCCAGTTTTTCTCATTGCTGAAACACGTCAAGGGGGAATGGGCACTGGGAGGCGGCCAGGCTATCCGGCTGGACCCGTGGCAGGTGTTCGCCGTCGGCAGTCTGTTTGGATGGATGCGCGAGGATGGCACGCGCCGGTTCCGTCGGGCGTACCTGAGTGTCGCGCGCAAAAACGGTAAGACCACATTCGCGGCTGGGATCGGATTGTACCTGGCATTTTTCGACAACGAACCAGGCGCTGAAGTGCTGGCCGCTGCGACGACTGAGGAGCAGGCGCGTATCTGCTGGGACATCGCCGTCCAGATGGTGAAGAAGTCGCCGGACCTATTGAAGCGCATTCAACCGCTGGCGAACCGGCTAATACGTGAGGATTCAGCGTCGGCATTCTGGCCTATCTCGAAAGAGGCCGATTCGCAGGAGGGTAAATCCCCGCACGGCGCGATCATCGATGAGTACCACGCGCACCATTCTGCGGCGCTGGCATCGACGATCGAACTCGGCACGGGCGCACGTCGACAACCGCTCATGCTCTACACGACCACGGCGGGCACTGAGGGCGAATCCCCGTGCCGTGACATGGACCGTGATTGCATCGCCATCCTGGAGCAGAACGCGGACGCGGACGACGTGTTCGCGTACATCGCACGCCTGGACGATACTGATCGCTGGGACGATCCCGACGTGTGGATCAAGGCGAACCCGTCGCTGGGAGTCGCGGTCAAACTCGACAACCTACAGGCAGCCTGCGACGCGGCTAAACGGATGCCACGTCTCCAGCCGGAGTTTCTGCGCAAGCGTTGTAATCGCTGGGCGCAACAGGAGCGACGATGGATTGCGCTGGAGGATTGGGACGCCTGCGCAGAGCCGGTTGACGTTGACCTGCTGGCCGGGCACGTCTGCTACGGCGGGCTAGACCTGGCGTCGACTACCGACCTGACGGCGTTCGTAGCCGCGTTCCCCGACGGCAGGGGCGGGTATGACGTTGTGCCGATGTTTTGGATACCTGAGGAGAATATCGACGATAAATCAGAACAGGACGGCGCGCCGTACCAGGCGTGGGTAGACGCGGGCTACATCCGGACGACCGAGGGTAACATCACCGATTACGACGTGGTGAGAGAGTACATCCGGGAGTTCGCAGGGGCGCACCAGTTGACGGAGATCCCCTACGATAAATGGAATGCAACCCAACTCGCAACGCAACTCGAATCAGACGGCGCGACGCCGGTGCAATTTGCGCAGGGCTACGCGTCGATGAATGAGCCGAGCCGGCTGCTGGAATCGCTGGTCCTGGCGGGGCGTCTGCGACACGGCGGCAACCCGGTATTGCGCTGGATGATGGCGAACTCCGCAGTGAAGGCCGGGCCGAACGACACGATCAGGCCCGTGAAGGGCAACGAACGGGCACGCATCGACGGCATTGTCGCGCTGGTCATGGCTCTGGGCCGGGCGATGGTCCACCAGGGAAACTCGGACGCGTCGATATACGAGCTGAGAGGGCTTCGGTCATTCTAATGACGACGAAACGCCGCCGCTTCGACCTCTCTGACGCGGGGATACTCCTGGGCGTTGCGCTGGTAACGGCTGCGCTCTACGGCGTGGACTGGCGGCTGGCGGCCGGCGTGCTCGGGCTACTCGTGTTCGCCGCCGGGATGATGGCTGAGTTGACGCGAGGGGGTCGCTAATGGGAATGCTCTCGCGGCTGGCTGTTTCCTGGGCTCCGGCGAATTTCCCGCAGTTCAGCCCGGACGATCCGCGCGTCTGGACAGCCGGGCCGGTGCAGATGACGAACTCGAGCGTCCATCTGACGCCGGAGCTTGCGCTACAGATCAGTGCCTATTGGGCGTGTGTCCGGGTAATTGCCGAGGATGTCGCGATCCTGCCATTGGTCATGTACCGGCGACGTGATGACGGCGGGAAAAACAGAGCGCCGTTCCACCCGATATACGACGTGCTCCACGACCAGCCGAGCGAGTTTCAGGATTCGTTTTCGTTCGTATTCTGGATGACCGCCTGTGCCGTCACCTGGGGCAACGCCTATGCGCGTATCGTCTCCGGGCAGCGTGGCGCGGTCGACCAGTTGCGGCCGATCAATCCTCGACTGATTACTCCGCAATACAACGGGGCGACACTCACCTACTCGCTCAAACTGCCGAACAACCGTACCGAGGTCCTACACTCTGACGAGGTATTCCATTTGCCCGGCGTGACGATCGACGGCGACGGCACGTTTGGAACGTCGATCCTGGCCTATGCGCGGGAATCACTCGGGGCAGCGTATGCTGCCGATTCCTACGGCGCGAAATTCTGGGCGAACGATGCGACCCCCGGAATTGTGCTGGAGCACCCGAAAACAATGAGCGATCCGGCGGCGAAGCGGCTCGCGGAAAACTGGGACACGAACCACGCTGGCTACCGCCGGGCGCGGAAAACCGCCGTGCTGGAGGAGGGCATGAAGGCGTCGGTCATTGGCATGAGCAACGAGGATGCGCAGTTCCTCGAAACCCGGTTGTTCAACGTCGTGGAGGTTTGCCGCTGGTTCCGGATGCAACCGCACAAAATCGCGCACCTGATACAGGCCACGTTTAGTAACATCGAGCACCAGTCGATCGAACACGTGACCGACACGATCCAGCCGTGGACAACGCGCTGGGAACGGGCAATCAAACGGCAGTTGATCGACGACAAACGCCACTATTTCGCCGAGTTCCTGTTCGATGCGCTGTTGCGGGGCGACACGGTATCGCGATACGAGGGCTACCGCTCTGCCGTGGGGGTGCCGTTTATGACCAAAAACGAGGCGCGCGGTAAGGAAAATATGAACCCGCTACCGGGCGGCGACGCTCTCGCCGTCCCGCTAAACATCGGTCAGGGCGGTGGCTCACAAACGCCTGGAGCATTCGACGAAACCGCGCCCATCTACGCGAACGGGAGGTCTGAACATGCCGCAGTTTGACGATGACGCTAGCGACAATCTCGCCTATCCACGCATCCGGCGGGCGGTGCTGGAGTCCCCGTGGCTGATAACAGCCGGGATGCTGACGACGATCTGCGAGGTGATCGACCTGCGCTCGCGCGGCATCCGGTTCAGCGCGGCCGAGATCCAGCAGCGCGTCGGTGCGGTGCGCCGCAATGCACCTGTTGCACAGGGGGGAGGGGAGATCGCAGTCATCCCGATCACGGGGATCCTGATCCCGCGTGCCGATGGTTTCTCGGAGATGTCCGGGGCGATGAGTACGCAGAGCATCGGCCAGTCCGTCCGGCAGGCGGTCAGCGATCCGGGCATCAGGGCAATCGTGCTGGACATCGACTCACCGGGCGGCATGGTCCACGGCACTCCGGAGCTGGCCGACCTGATCTATCA